TATTGCATATGGAACAGCAGTAGTAGTTACAGATAATGCACAGGGTGCTGTCGAAGAATTAAATGTATCTGCAGAAAGTGGTGCAGTAACCATTGCTGGAAGTCCTGGCGATGATGAAGTAGTTTTCTTTAGGATTGGTAGAGATGTGTCTGGTGACGCTATGGCTGGTGATGCAAGACTTTTGGGTGTAAAAATATTCTTTACAACAGATGCTCTAACTGACGCTTAATATTAGGAAGTAATAATATGTCAATGTTTGGATACAGAGTATTAGGATTTGGACATGTCGGTGCTGCTAAGCCTGACTATAGTGCAGATTTCTTAGTAATAGCTGGTGGTGGTGGTGCTGGATTTGATAGTGGTTCATTTTCTGCTGGTGCTGGTGGTGCTGGTGGATATAGAAATTCTTTTAACTCTGAAACTTCAGGTGGTGGTGGTTCATCCGAAAGTGCTTTAACCTTTAAAGGTGGAATAACTTACACAGTCACAGTAGGTGCTGGTGGAGCTGGTAGTGGTTCTGATAATGGTGCTCAAGGAGCTAACTCAGTTCTCTCAGGTTCAAATATAACAGACATAACTTCCATAGGTGGTGGTTATGGTGGAGCTGGTAGTCTTAATACTGTTACGCCTTCTGAGGACGGCAATGGTAGTCCTGGCGGAGTAGGTGGTTCAGGTGGTTCTGCTGGTTCAAGTGCTGGGGGTGGTAACAATGTGGATGGTAATCAAGTAGCAGTCGCTGGAACAGCAAATCAAGGTTTTGCTTCAGGTAGTACCAGTAGTAATGGTGACGATAACTTAAATACTGGTGGTGGTGGTGGTGCTGGTGCTGTCGGTGCTAATGGTGTCAGTGGTGGAAATGCTGGAGCTGGTGGTGCTGGTGTAGCATCTTCAATAACAGGTTCTGCTGTCACAAGAGGTGGCGGTGGTGGTGGTGGTAGTTATAATCAAACTGCTGGAGCTGGTGGCTCAGGTGGAGGTGGTGCTGGTACAACACAAATTGGAGATGGTAGTAATGGAGCTAATGGCTCAGCTAATACTGGTGGTGGTGGGGGAAGTCCTATTGGAACTGGTGGAAGTGGTGTTGTAATTATAAGAATGCCTACAGCTAGTTATTCAGGAACTGTAACTGGTTCGCCAACAGTTGGAACATCAGGAACAGATACAATTCTAACCTTTACAGGCTCTGGGAGTTACACAGGATAATGGCACATTTTGCAAAAATTGATGATAATAATATAGTTAAAAAAGTTGAAGTAGTATCAAATGATATTGCTACATCTGAACAAGCTGGTGTAGATTTTTTAAATAAATTATATGGTACAGAAGATGTTTGGAAACAAACTTCTTATAATAAAACTACTAGAAAAAACTTTGCTGGTATTGGAATGACTTATGATGAAACAAGAGATGCTTTTATAGCACCTAAACCTTTTAATTCATGGGTATTAAATGAAACTACTTGTTTATGGGAAGCACCAGTTGCTTATCCTGATGATGGTAAAAGATATAGTTGGAATGAAGAAAATGAAAGATGGGATGCAGTTGAATAATAACAATATTATAAATCGTATAAATAAGAGAAACAATTAGGGAATTACAACATGGCGATAACAAGAGCATTTTTAAATGGAGTATCTGTAGGAAACGGAATTACAATCGTTGCCACTGATGCTATTACAGCAACTGAACATGCTAATCGTAAATGTTATCTAGGTGAAGTTGGTGGTAATGCTGCCGTGACTTTAACCTTACCAGCCGCAACAGGTACTGGTAACGAATATCGTTTCATAGTAAGTGTTGTAAATACATCAAACTATGTCATTCAAGTTGCCAATGGAGATGATACAATAGATGGTTCGGTTATACTACATCAAGATAGTGCAAATACTGTAGTATCTTTTAATACTGTTGCCGCTAGTGATACCATTACTTTAAATGGTACAACAAAAGGTGGTGTATCTATCGGAGATGAATTAACATTAATTGATTCTTTAGCTAACCAATATACTGTAAAAGGTGTATTAACTGCAAGTGGAACAGAAGCAACCCCATTTAGTGCTGCTGTATCATAAGAAACACTACTTAATGTTCTCACACCCATTTAAAGGGGTCTAATGTCCAATATTTAAAGTTTTATATCTTTCTGATATGATTGTATGACTTAAAGTCTTAAAAACTCTTTAAGGTGTATATATGGAATCAATTTTTTAAAATATTATAGTTGATTGAGTATTATTATAAATACTAGAAAAAGGGATAATTAGTATGGCGATACCAACAAGTAAATCAACATTTAAATCATACTGTCTTAGAAATCTAGGATTTGGTGTTATTGATATTAACGTATCAGATGACCAAACAGATGATAGAATAGATGAGGCACTACAATATTTTGCTCAGTATCATTATGATGGTGTTGAGAAGATGTATTTAAAATATCAAATTACTCAAACTGATATTGATAGAGCTCGTGGAAACACTACTACAACATCTGCAGATTCAATAGACAGCACAATCACTGGAAGTTTTAAAGAGGGTAGTAATTTTATTCCCATGCCTTCTGCTGTAGTTTCAGTATCAAATATTTTTGATTTTTCAAATGCTTCTTCAAATAGTATGTTTGATATTCGTTATCAATTAAGATTAAATGATTTGTATGATTTCTCATCTACATCTATTATAAATTATCAAATGACTATGCAACAGTTAGATATGTTATCACACATACTTACTGGAGAAGTACCTATTCGTTATAACCAACATCAGAATCGTTTATACTTAGATATGGCATGGGAACAAATGACTGCAGATGAATATTTAATTATAGAATGTTATCGTAAGATAGACCCAGAAACATATGTAGATATCTATGATGATATCTATTTAAAAAGATATGCAACAGCACTAATTAAAAGACAATGGGGTGCGAACCTCTCTAAATTTAACGGAGTAGCAACTTTAGGTGGAGTATCAATGAATGGTGAACAAATTTATTCTCAAGCAATAGAAGAAATACAAAGACTAGAAGAACAAATTCAATTATCATTTGAAACACCTATAGACTACATGATAGGATAAAGTTATGGCAGTCAACAAGGCCTTTCATACAAATAATAGTACATCTATTCAATCAGAGAAAAATCTGTATAGTGATTTAGTAAAAGAAGCTATACAAATCTTTGGACATGATGTTTATTACATAGACAGAACGACTGTTGCCACTGATAATGTTTTAGGTGAGGATTCCTTGTCTACATTTACTTCACAAGTTCCTATTGAAATGTATGTTGAAAATGCTGAAGGTGGATACGAAGGTGAGAAAGAATTGATGAGTCAGTTCGGATTAGAAAATAGAAATGAATTAACCTTAGTAGTACACAAAGAAAGATTTCAAGATTTAACAAAACAACTACAGATAGAAACTGGAACAGATACTACAGGTGGTTCTATATTATTAGAGTCAGCAACAATAGACCAATCAGATAATTTTTCTGAATTAGAAACTATAACTACAGGTAGTGATTTTTATATACTTACAGAAACAGATGCAGTAAGTACAGACAGACCTTTAGAGGGTGATTTAGTTTATCATCCTATACTAGGTAAAATATTTGAAGTTAGTTTTGTAGACCATGATGAACCCTTTCATCAATTAGACAACAATCCTATTTACAAATTAAATTGTAAATCATATGAGTATTCATCTGAAGCAATTGATACAGGTATTCTAGATATCGATAGTATAGAAACTGATGAAAGTAAAAATACAAGAGATTTCCAATTTACATTAGAACAATCAACAGCTCAGAATGAAGAAATAAATATACAACATGCTAGAAGTAATTTTGGTTTACTACTTGAAGAAACTGATGGCGATAATATAATTGGTGAAGATGATTCAACATCTATTGGTGAAAATATAATATTAGAAAATGATACAGACACAGGTGATGTATCATATCTATTAACAGAAGACTATATAGTAGGGGATTATGTACAAGATAAAACAGCCCAAAACGAATTATTTGATTCATTAGATGATAATGTATTAGACTTCTCAGAATCTAATCCATTTGGTGATGCAGGAGTATTTGCGTAATGTTAGGAAATAGACAATTTTATCACGAAACAGTTAGAAATATTATTGTAGGGTTTGGTACTCTATTTAATGATATACATGTGGTTCGTAAAAATAATACTGGTGTGGTAACACAATCCATGAAAGTGCCTTTGGCATATGGACCAAAACAAAAATGGTTATCAAGAATAGACCAAGATGCTGGACTTGACAGTAAAGTTGCAATCACTTTACCAAGAATGGGTTTTGAAATTCAAAACATGACATATGACCCTGCAAGAAAATTAAATCGTGTACAAAAATTTAAAAAAGTAAAATCAAGTGCTAGCAATTCTAATAAATTAGATACACAGTTTATGCCTGTTCCATATAATTTAAATATACAATTATATGCAATGGCAAAAAACTCTGATGATGCTTTACAAATGGTAGAACAAATACTTCCATACTTTCAACCAGACTATACATTAACAATTAAAGATATGCCTGAGATGGGTGTTGCAAGAGATATACCTATAGTATTGAATAGTATTAATTATGAAGATAGTTATAAAGGTGATTATGCAGAAAGAAGAGCAATCATGTATACTTTAGATTTTACTACTAAGTTTTATCTATATGGCCCTGTTACATCTAGTAAAGTTATTAAGACTGTACAAGTTGACCAGTATACAGATTTACCAGATGTATCCCCAACAAGAGAACAAAGATATACTGCTACACCAAATCCAACATCTGCTGATGCTGATGATGATTTCGGATTTAATGAAACAACATCTTACTATCAAGATGCGAAAAACTATGATACTGAAACAGGTGAAGATAAGTAATGAAAACTTTTAAAAAATTAAAAGAAGATATAGAAGTAACAGATAAAACTGGTAAAGCTTTAAATTTTGCCAAAGAATATATTAAAACATATAAGGATACAAGAAGACCTACACCAGAAATAATTACAAAGGGTATAGGCAAATTTATACTGAAAGGAAAAGATGAAAAGTTAGTTGCAGACATGTTAAGTGATAAGTCCACAGGGGCTTTAAAAAATGTCAATGTAAAAACTAGAAAGGTGAAATAGTTATGAGTAATAAAACAAAAGATATTCTAGATGAGATTCTAGATATCGAAGAATCGACAGCAGAACTTGTTGAGAAAAAACCAGATACTCTTATAGTTAAAAGAGATAACACACTTGATGATGTTGATAGTGATTACAAATATCAAAGAGAAAATTTCTATAATTTAATTGAAAGAGGTCAAGATGCGATTGATGGTATACTAGAAGTTGCCAAACAATCCGACCATCC